TTACAGACTTCTGGAAGGTTGCGCAGCTCTTACAACACGCGGTTGATCTTCCGCAGCGTCTTCCAGCGCACTTAAATCACGGTCTTTCACCTCTGGCATTTTCAGCGCAGAGATTAAACCAATCACTGAATATGCCATGATCATAATGGCGATCGGATACCAGGATTCCGTCATGGTGCAGAAAATACCCGCCAGGATAGGACCAAAACCGGAAGCGATAAGACCACCAATTTCTTTAGAAATAGCCATCCGGGTAAAGCGGTTTTTACAGCCGAACATTTCTGCCATGGTAATGTTTTCCAGAGCAAATAATCCCAGCACCGCACAGTTATGAATCACAATCAGTGCAACCATAATGGTGCTCGGGGCATAGCTTTTATCTACAATGATAGAAAGCATTGGCCATGCCAGCACAATCGCGGAGGTATTCATAATAATATACGGGATCCGGCGACCAATTTTATCGGATAACCAACCAAGGAACGGAATGGTCATAAAGCCGAGAATCGAACTAATCATCAATGCATCTGTTGGAATTGCTTTGTTAAACAATAACGTCTGCACTAAATAGCCTGCAAGGAAAGTCTGAATTAACCCGGAGTTACCCGCCTGACCAAAACGCAGCCCTGTTGCCAGCCAGAAGGATTTGCTCTGGAACATGCTACCAGCAGGTGCAGGTTTTGCTGTGGGTTGGTTGCTGTCATTAACCTTCTCAAAGACCGGGCTTTCTTTCAGATTCATACGTAACCAGATAGCAAAGACCATCACGACAACGCTCGCCAGGAACGGTATACGCCATCCCCACGCCAGCAGTTCCTCTTTACTGAGAATGAAGAACATAAAGGCCCAGATTGCCGTTGCGCTCAAGGTTCCGCAGTTAGTTCCCATAGCTACAAATGAGGAGATAATTCCGCGCTTACCTTTTGGTGCATATTCCGCCAGCATCGTACCGGCACCGGAAATTTCCGCACCTGCACCCAACCCCTGAATAATACGCAGCGTCACCAGCAAGATGGGGGCAAAAACACCAATCTGTGCATAGGTCGGTAACACACCAATTAAGGTGGTACAGATCCCCATCATGGTGATGGTAATAAAGAGCACTTTTTTACGCCCTATTCTGTCGCCCATTTTGCCGAAAATAAATGCTCCGACAATACGCGCCACATAACCTGCACCGTAGGTTCCCATTGCCAAAATTAACGCCATTGCCGTTGATGATTCAGGAAAAAATATTTCATGAAACACTAACGCTGCGCCGAGCGAATATAACTGGAAATCCATAATTCATAGATATTTTTTGCCATCCTGTGGATTTTTTGGTGTTTTCTGAGTTTTTTCAGATGGTTGTATTTTTTCTAAAAACTCCTGATCTCGATTTTACTGTTTGTCTGAGGTCTTTTTATGTCCCATATATGCCCCAAGGTGCCCCATGTAAATCCAATTCAACTCAACGCGTCCCTGCTCAATATTTTTACAAGGGGCTGGCATATCAGTGTTTTTTATTGCGTAACGTCAAACGCTCGGATTAAGCGTAAATCATCAAGATTATTCAGTTCTTCCTTCATCTCCCTCCGACGGCGATAAATCTCGTCATTACGTTCGACCTGAGTCTGCACCATCAGTCAGCGCACCTGATATCACTACAGACATAGTTTTTCTCGCGATAAATTAAATCAGGAAGAGGCTTCCGGAGAGACGGGCCATTCAATGGCGTTATATGAGGTTTTATCAGTGATGGTGCTGAAATCCATCGCCTGCAGCGATTTCGCGTAAATGCGCCAGACTGTCAGCTTTTCTTTTTCTTCATCACCGATGATTCCCAAAAGTAAATCCGTCTTCTTATCGGATATTTCCCGTTCGGCAATCGCAGTAAGACGTGCACGCTCCGACTCTGCCTGCTGCCTGTAGTCAACAGGGACCGGTAGTACTTCACCGTCTTTATAATACCAGCGCGCCTCTATACAAAAGCCATCCGGTAGTTCATCCACTTCCACAATGGTAAAACCAACGGGATAAAGACGGGATACATCTTCCGCCACGGAATAAATAACGCCGGTTTCAGGATGCGTGCACAGCTTGTATTTCTTCGTGAATTTATCCAGTGATTCATAAAAATCCTGCCCGTCTTCACTACGGAAATACTGAATGCCGTCACCATAAGGCATGTCTTCAGGGTAGTAACGCGTAATGTTTGAGAGTTCCATTATTTTCTCCTTAATTAACCTGATACAGATCGCCATGCACCATTAATATAAATCTGAGCCTGTTTGTAATACACGCCACCGATATTGTCTGCAGAGTTACGGCCAGTATCCTGAACATTAATGCCTGACAAAACACAACCAGAAGGTGCTCGAAACGTCCAGCTGTGCTCGTTCCCGCCCGGGTTGTAAAACACCTCACTGGTATACTGAAAATTCTGTACGCCACCTGTTTTGGTCTGGTAGCGGGTATCAAAGTTTCCGTAGTCTGACGGGATAACCTGATGCCCACATCGCCAGTTTCCCGCATCATCCATATACGCCTGACCGTCCGTACCATTATCCGTACGGCTATTATTTATCATGTAAATGCCAAACTGCTTATTCCCAAGACCAGCCAGGAAATACTTTCTGTCTGCATGATCCTGACGCAGAAGCGCCTGAGCAGCATCAGTATTTATCCTGTTTTTCCCGAAAATAACGTTGTTGTCACGCATCTGAATCCACGTTCCGTTACTGCTGTTAATCGCAAAACGGCCTGCAAATACATCTTCTGTAACATCCAGACCATGTCCCATAGTTATGCGACCGGTCCTGAGATTAAGCGTAAAGGGGCGTAGCGGCCCAATATCACCACTCTCGCCCTGATTTTCCCGGGTAGGAATGAGGTACAGACACTCTTCCGAACGACGAAAAATCAGACCAAAGGCTTCGTTGAAAATCCTCAGTGCATTAACGCCACGGATTTTCAGCTCCCCGGTCATGGTGTCTCCATCACGCTGAACGGCATTTTTTGCCTTATCCACCGTGGGTTTTAATCCGAGGTTTTCAACAGCCTCATCACTGTCTTCGATATCCGAAAGATTATTTTTTATCAGCAATGCCTCTTCGTTAATCGCACCGCCAACCAGTAATAATATGGCTTTATATAACTGGTTGTGTTCCTCTTTATTCAGTTTTATCCCGGCTTTCTCAATGACACCACAGATTTCCTCCTGAAGGGCATCCCACATGGCACTGTTCAGCCAGGTGGCATGACGCCCTGTACGAATATTCCCGTCAGTAAATCCGTTCTTGCCCGGGCCAAATTTATCTTTAACTGCTGTCGGAGTGTCAATTCTGTGCATATTAAACCTCCCGTGAATTAAATATCAGAATTATGTCCTTGCCTGATTAAACAATTCCGCTGTGAAAGTCAGTTCACCCTTTGTGAAAGGCGTTTCTCCGCCTGGCTGGGCCATAAAACTCTGTGAGACAGTCGTCCAGCTGTTTGTGTCGCTTTGTACGCCATTCTCTGTAATCGTTGCGCCTGCATGGCTGCCATTTTTCACTTTCCAGGCCAGGCGGTTATTGGGGGCATCAGCACCGCGGTAAGTGACCGAGGCCATAACGGCCACAACATCACTGTTGCTGTTATCCACCGCACCAAACGTGGCCTGTCCTGCATTCAGGGACGGCGAGAGCATCAGATATCCGGCCTCGCTGTCAGAGGTGTTCAGCCCCGTGACAATATCTTTATTCAGTGAGTTTTTGGCGCTTCCACCGGTAAATGCCGTTACCGGGCTGTATCTGACCTCAATGCTTCCGAGCAGGGCGGGTTCTGCACTATTATTTCTACCGTATGTCACTGTTCCACAGTACATATCACCCAGCATTAACGTGCCGGATGCACCCGATGAAAAAATATTGTCACCACTACCAATACTCACCTGAATTTTGTCAGTCCGGTCATCTGATACATAAAACGATGCATTTCCAACTAATGAGCGGTTGCAGTACAGACTGGCTGAGACATAGCCGTTTTCGTTTCGCGTTGCGAAAATTTCATAGTAATAACTGGCTGCTTCATCAGGATACGGGGTTGTAAATGAATAGCCATTAATCCTGATGTGGGATGGCGAAGATGAATATTTCTTTCCCGCACTTAATGTCAGACGAAATCCCAGCTGTACAGCTGAGGCTTTTAAGTCCGGAAGTGTGCTGTACAGTGTGACATATGAGGGTGTCGTAAAAATCAGCCCCGTTCTTTCTACAGTATTTACGGCCTGAGTGCCACGACAGACGGATGTTACAGAACCGGACATATCATTGATAAGCGTGACACCGTTTTCGTTCAGTGCTGAAATAATATTTGTTGAATAATAGTTCTCGCACAATCCCTCATTCGCCGGAATTTGTCGAAAACTTTCGAGTTTAATAATATTCAAAGCGGCTCTCCTTTTATTTTATGTCATTCGGACGTGACCACAGCAAAATGCAGTCCCGGGTGATTAATCAATAACGGTTCACGGGTTCTGCTGGCTGTCTGCAACTGCATACTGTTAACCGGTACGGGGGAGCGGGTCCTGTATCCCGTCTGCAACTGTGCGCTGTTCATGGTCATGGGGTCCGTTGTCGGCAGACCTGAGTGCAATTGCGCCCTGCTGAGTACCAGTGGTTCTGCCATCGGACGGGCGGCATAAAAGTTAATCCGGTTAATTGTCAGCGGCTTACCTGTCAGTGCCGGAACAACCGCAAAATGAACACCTGTATGATTAATCGCTAATGGCTCAGTCGTCTTGTGTCCGGCCTGAAAGGAGAGGCTGTTTATAGTCAGGGCGGCTTGTTGCCCTTCACCAGACTCATCCGGATATGCAAAAAGGACAACAGTATGCGACGGACATAATTTATTAATCACGCACTCCGCAACCGTATCACCCCACGTCCGGATCGGTGTGTTACAGGTGTCCGAACATGTCTGCCACTGAGCACCGGCATCCACCGGCAACGTCACACGCCAGAAATAACGCCAGCGATCACCCCATTCCGGATCGGGGCTTGCATCCAGGTGCTGGAACTGTTCGATCGTCACGCCGGTATATCCCAGCGCCTCAAGCTGCTCCAGGAAGAACTGCTCATTTATGCCACCAGCCACATTGGCTTTTGCTTCCAGCCGTTGCTGACGCTGGCGTAATGTCTGGGCTCCAACAGGAGAGCAGGTGTCAGGTAAACCATACAATTCTTCATAACGTTCAATCAGCTCTGTTGACTGACCAGGATCGATTTCAGCCATCAGTTCATCAGTCCGCTGATGAACACGTACAAGCGATGGTGCCAGACCATCAAGCACGCCGTCGGTATCGCTCCATGCAGGCCCCGGCGGCATCAGTCCGTACAGCAGCTTTGTATAATCATCCTGTAACGAATCCATTATTTACTCCTTGCCGGGTCATAAGCCTGCCAGGTGATCTCGCCGAGCACCGGAAGCTCGGTCTCCCCCAGGTCAATATCCGATGAAGGGACGATTAACCGGTGGGCCACTTCACCAGCAGACAAACTGATGGCCTCACTGATTCTGGACAGATACATACGCCCCTCTGGCACACCATCCCGTAACATCAGTGCATTCAGCTCTGCTTTTATTGCAGTCCTGATCTGCGGTGTGTCTTTCGATAATGCAATCGTCATCGGGATGACTTTTTCTGTGGCACCGAATACATACAATCCACTTCCGGCAACCGGTGTCAGAGGAAGAATGTGCTCTCTGACTGCATTAATGACGCTTTCATCCGGAGCCGGATGTTCCGGATCGTTTGTCGCCACCATCACGCCAACCGTTCCAATGCCTTTCCAGTGTCTGAAAGTCCATGCACGGTTAATACCCTGAACTTCTTTCGCCCAGATAACATAATCAGGGTCTGCGCCCCCCTGTGGAATGTAGTAATAACGTTCCATAACGCGGGCACGCCATATTTCCAGATTTTCAATATCTTCACCGTCTGTAATGGTGTCCGCGTACCCTGTGGACGGCAGACCACTGACGGGTGTTCCCAGTTGCATGGCAATACCATCATCCGTATTCCCCGCCGCCCCCGGTTCATCTGCCACAACAGGCACCCGGAGAAGACCATCGGCTGCGGTCACCGTCGCCGTCGTGGTGAAGGTCACCTGATCATCACGCTGGATCTGCGTTCCCGCTGGCAATACAGGTGTTCCCTCTACGCCATCCCAGCGCACAAATCCCCGGGCTGTCACCGCATCTTTTCGCAGGCAGCGTTTGATTCTGGCGTGCCGGTACAACCAGTCTTCATCACACATGTCCGGCAACAGATTTCTGGCAAGATAATCGATATACCCGTACAACGTGTGTACGGCTGCAGCCTGTACACGGGCATACACTTCCGCATCCATACGACGAAGCAGCGTATCCTGCTCAAAGCGGGTTAATAAATCGCTCCGGATCATAGAAATAAGTTGCGGAAGGCCGGGGCGATAAAACTGACTGTCAGCCATTCAGTTCACTCCAGATATCATCAAAAATAATGTTGTGAATATTGCCGTCACGCTGGTAAATGGTAATGGCAAGTGCCAGCGAGTCTGTCCCGGTCCGGACAGCGTTAATATCAAGACGGGAAGCAACACCATCCTCCACCATCCACGCCAGCGCCTCACGGGCATAATCTCTGGCAAGCTGCGGGGTTTTATTTGTCAGCTTGCTGCGTCGCAGCAGATACAGACGCGACCCCGTGCGATCATTCTGAACAGCAGGCCAGGTATCCCCCCACCATCCAAATATCTGCGGTGCATCATCATCCCGCCCGGCACGCCGCCAGGTAAAAAGCGAAATAATCACAGCACGCGTCAGAAGGTCGAGCAAAGCCCCGGTCGACACGGGTCGCCCGTTAACATTAATCATCATGATTTTCAGCCCATCGGTTGATCCGGCGTGTCAGTGATCCCGCCACCATCACCATTTTCGGTGTGTTTGTGGGCATTGTAGGTCTGCCGCATTTGCTGCATGCTGAGTCCGCCACTGTCGCAATTGTCAGTAATATCGGCGGTGGATTCGACTGGCATTTCAAAGCGCGCTTTAGGCGCGTTTTGAAAAATAATGGGCTTCCCGGCCCCGTTCACCACAATACCGGAACGGGTCAGGACAACGGACTGTCCCAGATCGTCATAAAGCGCCACTTCCCCACGTTTCAGTCCTTTCAGCCGGTAACGTCTGTCAGCCACGACCACAACCACACCATGAGAACGATCGCCCGCCGGAAATAAAGCAACGCCCTCAGCACCGTTCTGTGCGGCAGATGTAAAACCATAAGGTTCAAGGTGCTCAACGTGTTGTTTCTGATCTCCGGCTATCATTTTCAACCCTACAGACTGACACTTTCTGGCGGAATCCACCGCCGTGATGACAGCCCGGGAAATCAGATTGCGAAGAGAAAACCCGTTCATCAGAAATCCTCCTCAACATTTTTTTTCTTCCTGGCGGTAACAGGCTCGGGGAGATAAGCATCTGCCGGGCCAACCCGTAATTCAGTCGTCGTGCCCCGGTCGTCCTGGTTATAGGTAACTTCTGCGATCACCAGTTCATCATTATCAAAATTATTCAGCGGGTCGAAAACGATGACAGATAACCCCGGACGCCATAACGCGCCACTGCCCTGCCGCCAGCCCTGAACCGTATATGTTGTCTCACGGGTAAGCGCAGCCCGTTGGCGCGCTTCAAATTCACAACGGGCCTTACAGGTTGCTGTCGTTGCTGTGCCTGACTGCTGAATCAACAAAGGGCGATAACGGGTCACGCCATTGTCCTGAATGGTCTGACGTATTGCGGCAATGGTGGCCTCACCAAAATCATCGTCGTTGCCCGGGCGCTGCCCACTGACCTGATATTCAGAAAACCGCTCTCTGATGCTTCTTTCCGTGTCACAGGAAAGAATATTCTCTCCCAGCACCAGTGCCGTCGCCGCTTTGCCTGTTCCGGGTTTCCCAAGAACCAGTCGCCCGCATTCATCGTCATAAGCCAGCGTCTGAACCTGCCCCAGCAACCGGTTAAGACAATCGGCAACAGTTTCGCCGTGTTCCGGCTGTGCATCAATCACCGCAGTCTGAGGCACGCCAGCATCAACAACAGTGATGCCAAATGGCGCAGCCAGTTCAGTGACTATTCTGAGCAGGTTTTTTCCGCTCTGCTGGAGTGGCAAAGCAGAGCAATCAACCAGATCGGCTGTTTTGCTTCGCCCGACAATCCCCATACTGACGCTGCTGGCGTCATAACGAAGCGGTAGTGCCTCCACATATCCGGTGAGCACGGGCTCATCCCCGATAAGCACTTCAACCAGCCCACCATTTTTTATCCGGGGCTGATAATCCCGGCTGCCGGGCCAGCGGGTGGTAATGGCAACATTAAAATCCCGGGCAATACGGTTAATGCCCGCACTGATACGGACGGATGTCCAGCCGCCCCATTCGCGACCGGAAACCCGAAGTAAAACGGTATTATTCATCTGACGGGTACCCTTAATGTCCTGACCGGAACAAAGCCCGGATGGGAGATGGCATTTCGATCCAGGATATCTGTTTCACGGGACGCATCGTCGTACCATGACGCAGCCAGAACAAGTGCAGGCAGCACCTCCGCTGGCGTTCGCTCTGCGGTTTCCTCCGTCTGAACCAGACGCGCCTGAATATCCCGGTTCAGCTCTGTACGTAATGACGTCAGCTGAAAAAACAGCCCGTCGTCCATCGTGCGTCTGAGCTCCTGTTCAATCGCCGCATTCAGCGATTCGCGTATGATGGTAAGTTTTTCCCGCGTGGGTGGTTGCGCTGTTTCATTCTGTTCTGTGCTGGCTGCCACGCTGCCAAGCGCCGGATGAGAAACATGAATAATATCGGACTGACGTTCAGTGGAACCACCAACAGCCACAACCGCCTGCTGATTTTTCACCAGACTTCCGGGTTGCGGCAGTGAAGATACCGCCCTTACAGCCTCGCTGATTGCCGTCGTCCGGATGACGGCTGCCACCAGATTTGTCTGCTGTTTTTGCCTGACAACCGATGCGGAATCTGTGGGCCACACCGCACGCGGTGCCAGTCCTGGATCCAGCGTAATACCGGACATTGTTGTTATGGACTGCACCAGATCCTGTGTGTTATCCACCAGTCTGGTTCCGGCCCGCCAGGTATCCTGCAACATATGCACAAAATCACTGGCAACCGACGGCGGCATCAGAATGACGGATAAATCGCCCTGCAGTAGTCTCGCTCCGGCAGAAACAGCCGAATTAACCATTTTGAAAGCTGTCTGAACGGTTCCCAGCATATCGGTCGTCCGGGCAATAACATCGTTCTGAATAAAGTCCGGCATTCCCGCGAGATCAAAATCGCCGAACATGTCTTCAATCAACTCATCCAGGAATACGGACGACTCCTCCAGTTTTCTGGCGGTTGCAGCTCCGGCGACCGGAAATGACAGTTCCCCGCTCTCAACAAACTGAAATGAAACCCGGCACATACGGCCTTCAGTGCCGGAGTGAGAAACGGTCACCTGCCCGTCAATACAGCCCTGCATTTCACCGAACTGCGGATGGATCAGCGTCCCCGGCCCGGCGGTTTCAATCGCTGTAATCAGCCTGTCGCGCTGCTCTGCGTAATCATCACCAACGAGATACGCATTAATCGTCAGCCGTCGCGTGGCACGCCCGAGATCCTCCGTGTACGGTTTATCACGGTTTGGATATTCATGGACCTGAACGCGACGTCCGAACACCCCCTCGTCGCTCTCCACCGAAAACGGAACGCCACGAAATGAAGCGTCATAAAGATTATCGCGCCAGGTCGTTCCGGAAGATGAAGAAAACAAAGAGGACAAAGAAGGTAAGGAGGGAAAATCCATTCTGATACCCCATTGTTAACGCCTGAAAGGTGAATACCCAACGTCATGGGTGATTTTCATAAAGGGATCGCCTGTTTTCGGCAAATCGATAACGCGCATTCCAGGCGGCGCGTTGTCAAACGTCACCTTAAGTTCGCTGCGGGTTGCCGGTGAAGATGCAAGGCTTAACAGCTGATTCCTTTCCAGTGATACATTCGGGGTGTAGCGTTTATCGGGAGATAAATACCCATCACCACGTGGCATCTGCCATCCGGTCATGTCATAGACAAAATCATGGAGCTGTTTGCCCCACTCGTCGAACTTATCATTCAGACCAAATCCACTGTTCAGTGCATCAGCCACAAAATTTTTAACAAGCCAGGGATGTTCTTTTTCAAACTCCTGCGCCATCATGCCCAGTTCAAGCAATCCACCAATCAGACTGATCTTTCCGAGGCCCTTTAATTTCAGCGCTGTTTTTCCTGCCGCCGCTGTCCATTGATTCTGGGCGACTGTTGCCGCACGAATACTTGCCACCGCCTTCACACCAATATACAGGGCAGAAACCGTTGCTATTATTTTTACTGTCTGTTCCCATCCCCCCATTGCTCTGACAACCAGATCAACCTCCTGCCAGACTTTTTTCACAACCGGACCGACCGTTTCCCAGTTATCAATTATGAGATATGCGCCACCGACGAGAAGCGCAATTAATCCCTTTGCCGGCGTCATATTCATCACGCCACTAAGGATTTTTCCCATCCGCGACAGCGAGCCAATGGCAACACCAAATGTCAGCAGCGCCAGCCCCGTTTTCGCGATGGTTTTTACGACCTCAGGATTTTCTCTGACAAACGTGCGCACTTCCTCCAGAAAAGGCTTCATCTCTTTTATGCCTTCATTGAGTGAAGGCAGGAAGGTTTCCCCCAGCGTGGAAGAAATCGCACTGACCTGGTTCTGCAGCAGCAACAACTGATTTTCTGTCGTCGCGGCACGGGCGGCATATTCTTTCTGCATTGAGCCGCCATACTGCTGCGCATCCGCCACACGATTAAAGTTGGTTCGCAACAAATCCAGATTCGTGAGTAGCGGCGCAATGGCTCCCAGAGATTCCTTCCCGAACAGCGCATTCAACACAGCAGCCTGTTTTTCTTTCGGCACTTTCGCCAGAGAATCCAGTACGTGCAGCATGGTCCCACGGGCGTCTTTCTGCATATCCGCCGCCAGTTTTTTCGGGTCAATGCGCAACAGGCGAAGCGCTTTTTTCTGCGATTTGGTGGCAGAATTCCCCGCTGTCAGCGACAGCATAAAATTCTTTATCCCCGTCGCAGCAATTTCTGACTCCACCCCCATTCCGGCAATGGTTGCCCCCATTGCGGCAATCTCTCCGGAGGCCACACCCGCAACACCGCCTAAAGGGCCAATACGGGTCACAACATCAGAAATCTTTTTCGCACTTGCAGGACCGGTATTACCAAGATAGTTAATCTTGTCCGCAAGTCCTGCCACCTCTCCCTGTGTCAGTTTAAAGGCAGTGCGCCACTGTGCCATCATCTGACCGGATTCTTCTGCCGTGGTGTCAAAAGCCACGCCCATCTTCACGGCGTCGTCAGTAAACTGCATCAGCTCGTCACGGGCGATGCCAGCCTGACCACCCGCCGCCACAATTTCGGCGATACCTTCCGCCGACATGGGCAGCTCTGTTGACAGGTCGCGCACCTGCTCCGTCATTGCCTTAAACGCTTCCGGCGTATCCAGACCATCCACCACTTTCCGGACATCCGCCATTTTTGATTCAAGGGCAATGGCAGATTTGACCGGGAGCGCCAGCGCCCCCAGTACTGCGGTTCCGGCACCCGCTGCGCCCAGTGACAGGCTGGCAAACTCCTTTTTAAAACCTTTCAGCTGGCGCTGCATTCCCTTCAGCGGTGCCGACACCTTATCCACGGCAGTGATGATCGCCTTCAGCTGAAAACTGTCAGCCATGCTTCATCTCCTCGTTAATGCGGACGGCCTCGACTTCCAGTTCTGTAAACTGCGAAATAGCCACCCGTCGCAGCTCCAGTGGATTCAGTTTCCAGAACCAGGCAACATTGTAGAGTCGTTTCCGGAGGTGCTTCCCGTCTCCGACTGGGTAAAAAAACGCAGGATCTGCATGCTGGTCTTAAAAATATCCAGTTTTGCCATCTGCGCCGCCGATGAACGCGGGATCTCCGCCAGCAGCGGGATATATTTCAGTGCCACCTGGCTGTCCAGTTTAATACTGCCCTCACCGGAAATAATGAAAGGAAAACCCAGCGCCTCGATTTCGTCATACGTGGGCTCACGCAACTCCAGCACATGCAGCGTTTCGTTATGCGCTGTCACCGGTTTCTTTAAAACAATTTCTGCAACGCTCATTACTGATATCCTCCCTCTTCGCCGTGGAATTCAAGATCTGCCGTGCCTTCTTCGGCATTATGGTTAGCCTCTCCGTGCAGCCATGCAGCCGAAAGCACATACACCATGCCGTTTGCCAGTTCAGCGGTAATCGTCATCTGGTCTGATGTGGTAATTTTGTCGACCGGAAAGTTTTTGGGCACTTTAAACGTGCCTTTAACGTAAGGTGACCGCCAGGTCTCCTTGTAATCCACATCCCCTGCCATGCCGACAACATCATCCCGGACATTGGTGTTCATCGGCACTTCAATGCCACCAGTCAGCGATAACTGCTGACCATCCACTTTAAAAAAACAGGTTCCGGCGATCTTTGCCATTATGCTGACTCCTCTGAATACTGAAGACGGAACTGGTTAACCACCGCAAAGACACGTAACTGATTAACATAATCCGGCGGGAACAGCGTATTCAGTCGGTTCGGGTTATCCGCATCACGCTCAACTATCAGATACTGTTTAAACAGATCGTAATTTTCCACAATACCGGCACGCTCCATCTGACGATATGTCGCCAGAAGTTCCCCTTTGATAACGGCAGGAGTGACAATCGCCTGCCCCGGACCAAAACGGGTACCATCATTTGCCAGCTTGTGACGTCCGTACTTGCTTGTGATGACCGATTTCAGTTTGCGAAGAACATATGCACTGGTATGCAGAGTTTCACTGTCCAGATAGCTGTTGTCTGCCACGCCATACGCATTCTTTTTGTAGGTGGTTACAGAACGCTGGATCCGCAACGTGCCGCCTTCCACATAAGCCGTCGCCACGCCGTGAGATAAAAGGGTCTGCTGCTCTGTCATGATGAATCGCTTACCTTTCGGTGCCGGAAGCATCCCCACCAGCTCCCCCGTCTGTGTCGGACGGGCAGGATCATTCCGGATAAATACCGCTTCACGGGCAAGGCGACTGGCAACCAGTTCATCGACAGGCGACTGGGTTTCTTTTTCGTAACCGGCAAGCGTGATATGTTGCTGATTATGCATATCTCCGGCACCAACCAGCTCTGACAGCGTTCCCAGTTTTGCGGTATAGACATGCCCGTATAACTGGCGCGCATAACTCCAGCGACCGCTGCTGTCATTCATTTCGGTCATCATCATATTGATGGAGGCGGCATCGTTGAACGGCAGACCGATAAAATCGAATACCTCATCGCCCATAGCGGCAACAGCGGCGGTAAGATCAGGCGCTCCACTACCTGCAGTTCCGGCTTCCGTCACGACCTGAAGTCCCGCAGGCAGAATTTCACCACCACCAGAACCATAATAATTCAGGCAGACAGGTAGCTCGTTACCATACAGCCCCTTATGACGGGCAGTCAGTGTCACCACACCTGCATCAGATGACGCCGTAAACGGCAGGGTGATAACACCATTTACCGCTTCCTTAATCGCGGTGGCAACCGCAGTGGCATTATCGCCATTCACCACAGGCACCTGTACACGGGAGCGCCCGACATACAGACTCAGGGTGCCGCTTTCCTCTGCTTCTCCGGTAACCGTCACCCTGACCGTTGCCGCCGCCCCTTTGGCTTCCGGTACCGCAATAACATACAGTTCACCGAAAGGATCTGTCTGACGGTATACTTCGACCATACGCGCCAGCTGGCTCCCCGCTCCACAAATCTGACGGGCATAATCTGCCGACGGCATCAGCACCAGGCTGTTAACCTCAATGGCAGCATCGTTGCCTGCATGCCCAATCAGTAATGCAGGCGCGCTGGTCACCGCTGTATTTGCCGCAGAATTGTCCATCTCGGCGTAGAACAACGGCACCAGCGTATTCGACGGAACAGCACTAAAACTTATTGTCATGATTCTTTAGCCTTATCCTGTTTAACACGTACCACATCACCCGCCGCTATACGGCGGAACCAGTAGCTGTTTTCTTCCACATTTCGCCCGTCAGAAGGCAAAAGGTCTCCACGGGCAGGGTCAGGAACTGACCGCCCTTTCAGGGGTTTCACAAACATGAGGGACTCTTATTTCTGAGGGAAACGCATTTCCAGATGGTGCTCAATGTCACCATCCGGGCCAGTACCAGGATCGATGTAATCCACATCAATACTCAGCAGGGATAAATCCGGCAGGGCATTCACGTCCTCTGCCTGTCGCGTGTCTTCTTCCGTGATTTCATACTTCGCCGTAAAATCAAACTGGTAATACAGTTCGTAACGGTTCAGATCCAGCAGGGTGCCACCGGCATAAACAATCTCGCCCCCCTGCGGATCCGGCATCCATCCAAGCAGGGCTTTCCAGAGTTCTCTCCGGACATCATGAACGGCGTCATAGGCTGCCCACTGCCCTTTTTCATCACGCTCATTGCTGAGCACAACAATAACGGAGAAGCCTTCTGTCAAATCCTGCCAGTAATCGGTCTGTGATTTTTGTTCCCCCGGCGCATCGTCAGAGGGGACAACATAGGCAGCAGGCAGTCGCAGTTTTCCGGCATCAGGGATCGCCTTAAACTGCGCCGCGCCACCAACACGATCCTCAAAACGCGGGCATCGCTCACGCAGCGCCGCAATTATCGTTGTCAGTTTCATTTATGCTTCCTTTTTACCGGACGTAACGAACGCTGCAGTTCACGGGACAACAGTTCCTGCGTCCAGTGACGCCGCCGCTCAATAACGTCAGCCATAAAGTTATTACGCGGGGCCAGCCGGAAAGTCGAAGAATGGTGCTTCTTCTGCCGCTTATCCTTTTTGTCCATTCCATACGCTGAATGGCGAACGCCGTAATACAGAAATGCCGGATAATAGGATGCGCCTTCATGGAAACGGCGATTCCCCTGCCCGTTTTTCTGGTTAGGAGAAATTTTCACCATCAGTCCGGGGCGACGCGTCGTTTTTTTGGGAACGTAATAACCGATGGAGCGGGCCAGACGCCCGGTCTGATATCCCGGATTCTCTCCCGGACCGGAACGCCCGCGTTTAATCACCAGACGTCTGGCGTCGCGCATATAGACGCGTCCGATCTGCACAAATGCCCGCCGCAGACGGGCACGATTAAACTCCAGCTCCTTTGGTTGTTTAAAGTCGACGTGTAAAAATGCTGTCTGATTCATGGCATTCACCCCATCGTCGCGCTGTACGCAGTTCCTCACATTCCAGTAATAAAAAACGTCGCTGACCGTTCAGGTCGCGTATTCGCCGGATCCGGTACTGCTGACCGTAATAAACCACCTCATGATCTGCCGTGATGTCGTGACGGAAACGGATTGTAAAATAATGCGTAACGACATTTTCTGTCTGCACTGAGCCCTGATAAGCGGCAGCGCCTGGCTGAGCCACCTTTGCCCAGACATCAAACGACTCCGGATACGTTGGCTCCGTACCAAAATCAGCGGTGGGTTCATCCACCCGAAGGCGGATCTTTATCCGGCGATTCAGCTCTCCGGGATCCGGTAAAAGGTAAGTGGCACTGGTCTGACTTTGCCTGATTTTCATAGCGGGACAATCCTGTAAGGGCCAGCAAGCCATCTGAAACTCATTGGCGTTTCCAGTTTCTCCACATCGGTGATCGTTGAGCGATTTTCATAAAAATGACTGACCAGCATCAGCATTGCCAGACGAACGTCATCAGTCAGATGCATCCCGTCAGGATCGTCTTCCGGAATCGTCTCTTCCGGTGCATACAACTTCCTGTTCAGGTATGTCTCTGTTCTTTTCTGTACCGCCTGTGCCAGCAATTTCAGAAAATCGCCGTCACTGTACAAACCATCATCGAGCCGGAGGTGAGATTTAATTTCCTCTTCTTTCAGGAGCATATTTTCCTCCTGTGCCCGCCATTACGCGGGCACAAAAAAACCGCATTACGCAGTGGCTTTCTGGCGGGTTGCAGCCCCAATTTTCATCAGCTTAATCGCCTGAGAATCCACCAGCATACCGCCGGTTCGCTTGGTGGTATAAAAACCCACAAACGGTTTGTTGGTGTACGGATCGCGCAGGATACGGGTACCGATGCGATCAACGATGGTATAGCCACGTTTGAAGTTACCAAACGCAATGGCTTTTGCATCGGCGGCAATATCCGGCATCTGCTCATTCTCAACGATGCCATACCCTGCCAGAGAAGAAGGCTGACCCAGCTCAATACCCGGACGCCACAGATAATTTCCGTCGTTATCCTTCAGCAGACGAATGGCAAACAGGCTGCTGTTGTTCATCATGAACTTCGCGCCGCTGCGGTGCGCCTTACGCAGGGTGTAAATCAGTTTAATGATCGCATCAGCGGTCACGCCGGAAGCCGCACCGGAAGCGATATGCTGAAGTTTGCCAAACTTACGGGTTTTGTCATCTTCATCGGTGGACTCATAAGCCAGAAAACCTTTTGGTTTTTTGCTGCCGTCGCCACTGGTAAAGGCCATTTCTTCCTGTTCGGCAAATTCCAGCGCCAGCTCACTGTTGATCCAGTCTTCCACATTGAAGAAAGCGTCATCGAGCATTTTCTGGGTGGCCTGCGGGTTGCCGTAGATTTCCCCCATAAAGGGTTCAATCAGCCCCAGTTTTGAGGTGGCGGTTTCCGGACGCGTATCCGTTTCCCCCACCCATCCGGACTTAGTGCCGCCCAGATTCACCAGTTTTTTATAATCCGAGCCACCGAGGGTGATCACGGTGGCTTCCTGGCGCATCACCACCTCATCTTTCAGCAGCGTCAGGATGGTACGATCCAGTTCTTCCGGAATGGCATAACCACCATCTTCATCATTGCCCACCTGAAGCGCCTTACGTTCAAGTTCACGCAGACCGTCTTCACGCCCCTTGCGCATAAATCCGATAAACGCTTCTTTGTGTTCACCGGCAACTTTATTTTTCGTGCCGCCTGCCGGACGCTTAACTTCAGCCAGCTCAGCCTCAAGATCGCTTTTCAGGTTTTCCAGCTCGCTGATTTGCCCGTTCAGGCTTTCCACCTGTTCGGCCAGCTTGCTTTTTTCCTGTTCGATCGCGTCAATGCGCTTGTCGTTTTTTGCCTTAAAATCGTCAAACTTCTGCTGCAAATCCTGCGCGACCTGTTCAACGTCTTTAATATCAACAGCCATTATTTACTCCTGGTTAAAATTTAAGATTTTTCAGTGCATTCAGTGCGACATCCACATCCTCAGCATCACGCAGGGATAAAGCGCCATATCCCCCGGCCATGAATGCTTTGGCCTGGGTTCGCGAGAGTCCAACATCGCGCAGGACTCGCTCAATAATTTTCTGATCAGGGATCTCCCCACGCGCCAGCGCATTTTTCACATCGCTGATGCGTGCTTCATCATTGGAAGGAAACGTCACCAGACTGACCTCCCACAGGTCGATCTCTTTCAGCAGGAATACCCCTTTTTCCCGGTCGTACTCCCAGTCTTTCAGGATGTAGCCAACAGAAAGGCCGGTTAAAGAACCGGCCTTCATATGGGCGTGTGCACGTTTTGCCAGGGGATCATCATCAACGAGTAATCGCCCCCTGACATAAAGCCCGACATCATCTTCTTTCATTTCGGTGTACACACCGATGGGCTCATCCATGCGGTGCTGCCAGAGCAACGCAGGCAGCGCCTTTTTTTCGCTCCATTTCTGGAGTGTTGTGGTAAAGGCACCGGGGACCACCACATCATCGTGGCTGTCCTTTACACCAAAGACGGAGCCATACCCTTCAAACTCACCGGAGTCACTGACAGATTTCAGACTCAGCGGTACATCAAGACGTTGTTTCGTCTGCATTGGCGTTATCCTTCTGCTTACCGGCTTTACTGCCATCGGAGGGTTTCGTGGTCATGTTCATCGGTGTGAGATAGACATCACCACCGGGACGCGGATTCATATCTTCCAGGTCGCGGCAGTCATTGGGAGAGTAAATTCCCCAGTTGATCCCCGTGGCGTAGGCTTCAAAACGGGATTTCATATCCCCGCGCAGTAACGCCCCGGCGTTAAATTTGGCGTAAAACTTCCCCTGTTTGCTCTCCCTGACCAGCCCTGTATTGATCCGTTGTTCAATACGGGTCAGATACGGCACAAGGGAATAGTTGATAAATCCGAGCCCCAGCTCTTCAATATTGTTGAAAGTGGCGCGATCGGTGTTCTGCACCATGTGCAGCGGCACGCGGAAAAGACGACAGATTTCTTCCAGCTGAAACTTGCGGGTTTCCAGGAACTGGCTGTCCTCGGCGTTCAGTGCCACCGGCTTCCAGTCCAGCCCCATTTCCAGAATCATCGGACGGTGCGCATTACCCAGCCCAAGATGCCGCTCCTCAAAATCCCTCTTCATGCGCTCATAAGCATCCGGCGTGAGCTTTTGTTCCGTACGCAACACACCGGATGTCACAGCACCGTTACCAAACAGCCTGGCGCCGTGCTCCTCGGTTGCCGCTGCCAGTGAAATGGCCTCGCGCGCATATGCAATGGGATTCAGACCGACAAGTCCATCCAGCGTCAGGGTGCGCACATGCCAGATTTCATCCTGGGTCAACACATCCACGGAGCCATCCGGAAACGTCACCTGATAAACCGGCTGCCACTGGCTGTTCAGCTTCGGCTCCACACAGCCCGGATCTATCGGAAGAAGCTCCACTACTTCCCCCAGCGCCTTCACCTTGTAGGCGTAAAAATTCCCCCGCAGACACAGGCAGACAATAACCAGCTCCCAGAATTCCTGCGGCGTCATGTAGCCATTGGGTTTTGCTGAAATCAGCTTATGCAGCCGTTCATCCACCGCCCGTGTTTTAAGGGTGCCGCTGATTTTGTAGAGACTGCAGGGCAGCATACCAACAGACTCAGCCAGCACCCTGACGCAGGAATACACCGCCGTCAGCCGCATGGCCCGCTGGCTGCTGATCCGCTTTCCGGTATAGGTGTCGTATGACAACCCCAGCTCTTCCGCAAGCATCCCGGGCGTTGTGACGGGGGTGTTATTTTTACGTTGAAAAAGCCCCTGGAAAAACATTACTCACCTCCGGAGGCGACCCGGTGACCGCGATCGAGATAACGCGCAACCAGCCACGACCAGCACAGACACAGCACCCCGGCAACAACAAAACCCGCCGGGGGATAAATCAGCCAGGCGCCATACGCCAGCAAAAGCACACCCAGCACGCCCACCAGAGGCGTGAGAATTATCAGAAACATAATGACCTCGGTTAAAGCGAGCGAATACCAACGCTGACCAGATGTTCAGACAGATCCGGCTCCGGTTCACCGCCATTGACCAGCATCCGGCTCATTGCTGTAAACATCGCAACAGGGCCGTCGATTTTGGCTTCCGGCGTGGATTTATTCGGGAAGATATTGTCGTTTTTGTCCGGTTTTACCGTAACGTTAGACATCATCCAGTTCATGACCGGATGATTGCTGTGGTGGAAACGCCCGGCATAGACCAGTGATTCCGTTTCCTTCATGGCCTCTGACAGATTGCGGACCGTCTGCGGAACTTCCACCAGCGGTATACCTTCTTCAGTCAGCGCCAGACTGAACTGCATTGCGCTCCACGGGTCAAATCCCAGTTCCCTCAGGTTTTCACCGCCAATCCATTCCAGTAGGTCACTTTTGATCTGAGCATGATCGATAACATCACCATCCGTCAGGATGAGCTTACCCATCTCCGCCCACTTCCGGTAAAGTTCTGCCTGCTGCCGTGAGCATCGTTCCAGCCGTCCTTCCGGAAGCCAGAATTTAAAATCGGCATGAACATGCCCGTTATCCGTTCGCCAGAGTTTTGCCGCCGCACAGATATCAATCTTATGAGCAAGGTCGACGCCGACCCACATGGGATATGTTTTCAGCTCATGCTGTGGAGCAATGTATTCGCACTTCTCCCACTTAATCATGTCCATCCAGGCAGACTCTGCTGTTACCCACACATTCATGTGTTTGGTAAAAAAATTCACCCGCGCAGAGACCTGTTCTTTCGCTTTTTTCGCCAGGCGACGCAGATCATCCCAGCGTTTACAGATGCCCAGGCCGGGATTCGCTTTCTGCCAGACCGTTTCATCAAACGGATCATCTCCCTCATCGAGGGTGTAAATAATCGCAAAGTAGGAGTCGTCTTTTACCGCGCCCTCCACGTCGCTGTTATAGCCTCGCAATACCTTGATGGCGTAATCGCGTTGCTCGTAACAAATCCCTTCCTTGTTAAAGCCAGCCGTGGTGATACCAAATAACAGGGACTGCAGACGGGCACCGGTTGCCGTTTCCAGAACGTCCCACACGTCGCGGGTTTTATGTGCATGCAGCTCATCAATAATGGCGCAGTGGATGTTCAGACCATCCAGGTTGTTTGCATCCGAGGAAAGCGGTTCAAATTTTGATGCGCTCTGCTCCTGGTAAATCGCCAGCTTGTTGAAATCAAACAACCGCCCGAGTGTCGATCGGGCTTTTCTGACCATATTTTTGGCGTCTTCAAACACGATTCTGGCCTGGTCACGCGTGGTTGCGGCTGAATACACCTCAGCCCCGCCTTCACCATCTGCCCCCGTCATATACAGACCGATACCTGATGACAGGGTTGATTTTGCGTTTTTACGGGCGACTTCGTTGTACGCTGTCCGGAAACGGCGCACCATCACCGGGCGTCCGCTGCCATCGCTGCGCATGACAACTTCCCCGGTCTCTTCATTCACCAGCGGAATGACAAAACCAAAAATATTAATGAGGATAAAAACATGCCAGTCCATCAGTTCAATGGGCTGACCTGCCAGCGCCCCTTTTACATGGGGCACAAATTTGTAGAAATTCAGGATGTGCTGCGCACGGGGTTCACTGAAATAAATCCCCCGCTCTTCGCCGTACTTCAGATCATCAAGAAAACGCTGGCAGGCCAGACGGACAAATTCACCAGCGACAATTTCTCCTGCAACAACACGTTCGGCGTAGCGGATCCCGTCAGCCACTTTTGCCATCAGTCTCTCGCTTTTAAAAGTTCTGCCAGCGGATCAACATCATCCGGTCCGGCGATATTTACTTTCGCCCGGCTTGCCGGTGACATACCAAATTCTGCAAGCATCGCCCGGATCCGCTTCCAGGCATCCGCTTTCATCGCAGCAGCCGGGTGTGCCTTAATCAGCACATCACCGTTCTGCGTTTCCGTGCGGTAGGTATAACCCTCAACATCGAGTGTTTCGCAGTGATGCCGGTATTCGGTGTAGGCTTCCACCAGCAACTCGAGTGCACGCGCATCAAGCTGAGAAATGATCCCTTCCACATTCAGCTCTTCCGCCATTCGCCTGAACCAGTACTTTCCCTGCGCCCCTAAATGCTGCGGAATTTTAGGGAGACCTTTTTCGTCCTTTTTAGCGGTTTTTTTGGCGTCTTTAACGGGACGCTTTGAGGGATTGCCTCGTATCAAATGCAGGCGTGGCGGGGTTTTCGGGGGTCCTGACATAATCGATTTTACCTATCAATCGTTTGATCGCATTCCCAAAAAAAAGTTTTCGAACCTGCGGCGATGCGAGGAAGGGTTGGCGGGCGGTCCCGGACAGCCAGGGCTGCAGGGATTTGCCCCGCCCCTCCCTACAAGTGAGAATAATTATCACCTGATTCGTTCGCGCGCTGTTTTCGCTTTATGGCAGGGCCAGCACAGACTCTGCAGGTTGCTGTCTGCGTCTGTTCCGCCATGCGCTTTCGGGATGATGTGGTCGACGGTTTTCGCCTCGCTCACCACACCGGCACGCAGACACAACTGACACAGACCTTTATCGCGCTTCAGAATACGGGCACGAATCACCGTCCATTTTGAGCCATAGCCACGCTGGTGGCGGCTCAGTCCGCGCTGGTGCTGCACCCAGCCTTCACCACGATGTTTATCACAGTAGCCAGAGCTGTCTGTTGTTGTGCCTGCGCAGCCTCGCTTACGACAGGCGCGGGGGATCCGTGATGGCATTGGAATCTCCTTAATACCGACATTATCGCAGCCCCTCACTGAAGAGCTGCTGTAATGCCTGTTACTCACGAATCAATCGAGCATGTTGACCGCTCATTTCAACATGTTGACCGCTCATTTCAATGCGTAAGTATTGTGGCTTGCCGTCAATCAACGCGGTGATTAACTTATCACCTGTAGGTTTCCACATAATTTTCTCCTGTTTTAATGCCCCTTGCCGCCGGGCAGTTGATCAAAGTTCATCTTGATTCGGCAAGATTTAGAATGAATAAGATAAAATTGGCACACGCAGCAGAATTTCATGCTTTCCGGACGCTGGCGCATCCTTCATTTTTCAGCAAAATATTCTGCTCTTACAGGCGATCAGTTCTGCAGACACTGCCGAACACCGTCGACAATTTCACAGACCTGAGACGCGGTATCGAAAAGCTGGCGCGCCTTATCCAGGCTGACGCACCCCACCAATAAAAAAGGCACCAGTATCGCTACCAGTGCCCGTTTCACCGCCGTTCGCGGCATTCTGTGTGTCCAGTGTTTTCGCGCCATATCACCACCAACGCACAGCCCAAATCAGAACAGCGACCGCCACAAGGCGAATTGCAAAGGCCGCAACCCTTGTCAAATCAAGGCTCGCGGGAGTTTCCATTTCAATACCTTTCATAATGGACAACCTCAAAAAGAATCTTTTATACTTTCCCACGAGGATTTTCTCCCTACTCACTAATCACAATTTCCCCTTTGACGTGAAAACTAAAAACCCCGGACTGTTCCCCCAGCCGGGGTTTTGTTTTACTTATCGCTTCAGCTGAAAGTGAGGTCCGTCTTTCAGCGTTTTCCAGTCCCCGCCCCATTCGATAGCGATCCCCAGCTCTGCGGCAGCCTGCTTAAATGCCTGTGCGATTTTCTCGTACAGAGACCACTCCCATGACACCTGGCTGCCGATGTAGGCCACAACATCCACCGCATCACCGGTCAGGTGGCGGCTGTTCATGGTCTGGCTTTTCCCTTCCGCAACCAGCTGTTTCTGGCGATACTTACTGCGCAGGCCTTCCGTAATACCGAAATCAACCTCCGTCAGCTCCAGCGCACGGCGAACTACAGCAACCAGCTGTGGTTTGACACCCTCCAGATTTTTTTCACTGCGACGGCTGAATCTGAATTTACCCGGCATATTCACCTCAACAATGGAAAGATTTTTGTGACGTTCCCGCGTGCGCGTATCACCAGCACGCAGAACAGCAGATTAAAAAACACTTCCAGCCAGCCCGTTGCTAACGGGCGACCACACAGATAGCTGAGGGGCGCAAAGGCATACAGCAGCATCAGCAGCCAGGCCAGCCATGACACCAGCGGTTTATGTCTGGAATCACGGCGACGATAAAAAAAGAGCGTCAGCACGATAACCGTGCATAACGCCACATTCAGTAATTCAGAAAGGTTATCTGGCATTGCCACCACCTCCACTCCGCAGGCGGGAGAACAAACCGGATATCAGCGCTGCAATATCCTGCTGGTGGATGAATGCCAGAATCTTTACCGACATCACTGACACCAGCACCGCACACAGTGCATCCGCCGATGTACCGTCATAACCTGTTTTTGATGCAACCCAGGCTGACAACGCACGTGCACCCAGCACGCCAACAATAAATGACACCAGAAAATGTGCTGCCACTCGCCAGCCTGAAAACGCCTGCGGCATCGTGGCCACGAACAACGCCCCGGCGAATGCACCAAACACAATCCCGAAATCCGTTCCGGTAAACAGCCCGAATACCGTCGCCCCGCCGAGCGCCGCAGCCGTACCGGAACCGGATAAGGGTTCAGACATACTTCTTTCTCCTGTAAATAAAAAAGGGCCACCAGCAGCCCGTAAAAACACCTATCCCCGGAAGTGACAGGTCTCCAGAGAACGTCACACTGACTACCCCGCCCCTGAAAGATTCTGTGTTTGTTTGATGTGCGCCTGACGTGACGCGGATATGAAAAAGACCCGCCGTAGCGAGCCTGGAAAAATAAGCGTGGCGCGTTGTACTGGATTCGAACCAGTGACCGATTGCTTAGAAGGCAATTGCTCTGTCCGGCTGAGCTAACAACGCAGGGTACAGATAATGGACCGCCATCGAGGACTCGAACCCCGCGCAACCAGCTTCGAAGGCTGGCGCTCTATCCTGATGAGCTAATGGCGGTATGTGATGGTGGCCCTTGCTGGATTTGAACCAGCGACCTGGCGATTATGAGTCGCTCGCTCTCACCACTGAGCTAAAGGGCCGGGAGCAGAATAATAATGGTGCGTAATTAATTCTGCAATCCCATCCGTTTCAAACGATTAAATCCTGAACTTCCCTGACTGTCTGTTCAAAACGTCCTGTCTCCAGCTCAACACCAATCGCACAACGCCCCAGTGCCATCGCCGCTTTTACCGTTGAACCTGAACCCATAAAAAAATCTGCAACCAGGTCTCCCGGACGACTGCTCGCGTTGATTATCTGCTGCAGCATTTCTGCCGGTTTTTCGCACGGATGTTTCCCTGGATAGTACTGCACCGGTTTATGCGTCCAGACATCGGTGTACGGAACCTGCGCCGTCACACCGAAATACCGCCGCAAATTTTTATATTCACTCAGCAGTTCCGTATACTGCCGGTTCAGCTCACTGTATGTGCTGACCAGCTGGTGGTGTGGCTTTTCCAGTTCCCCGCGCTGATGTTTTTCTGCCGCAACACGCGCAAACAACGCCTGCAATTTATTGTAATCACCCTCGTTCGGTAACTGCCACTGACTGGCACCAAACCAGTGCGAAGCCATGTTTTTCTTTCCGGTGGCTTCCGCTATCTGTTTTGACGTTATTCCCAGTGATTTACGCGCATCACGAAAGTAAGAAATCAGCGGGGCCATGACGTGCTGTTTTAGCTCGCGCCCCTGTGCCACATAGCCATCATCTTTCGGGCGATACGGTCCCTGATAATGTTCTGCAAACAGAATGCGCTCTGTTGCCGGAAAATACGCCCGCAGACTTTCCTTATTGCACCCGTTCCAGCGTCCGGACGGCTTCGCCCAGATAATGTGGTTCAGCACATTAAAGCGCTCACGCATCATGATTTCGGTGTCAGATGCCAGGCGATGACCACAGAACAGGTAAAGACTTCCGGCAGGCTTCAGTACCCGCCAGAACTGCGCCAGACACTGGTCCAGCCATTTCAGGTAATCATCGTCGCCCTCCCACTGGTTATCCCAGCCCTCGGGCTTCACTTTAAAGTATGGCGGGTCTGTGACTATCAGATCGACAGAGTTTTCCGGTAAGGTCTGGATAAATTCCAGGCAATCAGCGTTGATTAACTCACAACTGGATATTTTTACAGTATTAATCATAGATCAATAAGCACTTCTCTGATAGGCTCATACCGCTTTTGCGCAAAGCAGATGGGCCTGAGGTTTGCTTGTGATTCCAACGCATGGGCAGATGGCTGGCAGGTGCCGCTAACACCCACCAGCCGCCCATTACCACAAATTAAAAAACCTTCACTGAGGAAGGCGTCTGTAACAACCGAACTGATAATCTGCCAGACCCGCCATAACAAGCTGAGTCAGTATTAACTGGCAGCGTTCGCGTGAAAGGTAAGTATTCTGCGCAATTTCCCCGACGGTCGCCGGTTCGGTGACACTTAATTCATTAAACACCACTCTGGCGGTTTCGGTCATATCCTGCTGTTTTAGCATGCCTTTTTCCCTTTTCCGGTTAACGTGACATACCAATACCTCTTGTCGAAAAAGCCAGCAAGCTGAAAGACCGGCATTCGCAACCACCAGCGCATTTAACGTCCTGTACCGCTTTTCGGGCACAAAAAAACCCGCATAAAGCGGGTTCTTTCAGGTGTCCATGTCTGCTATTCGCCTCGCGGTATAGCTTTGCGAAGCGTAGCTGGATTGAAACAGTTTATGCGTAAAAAATCAAGACATTTTTTGAGCAAACGATTCTCGCATAGGGATGTATAGCGCATATTCAGCAACAGCCAACCAATTAGCAATTCGCTTTTCGCATGTACTAAAACACCATTCCGGGTGCACCTCATTCAACAATTCAGCCATTTTGCGTTTACTCATCCCCCGCCCTTCGTACCTTTGCCGCAGGATATCAATCAATCCAGGATAACGTGCAAGCGCTTTACTTATCACCCCATCAATGCGTAACGCCTCTGCATCAGTACAGTGAGACAACCAGCTCTTCTGTCTGCCAGCGATCATCTCTCGCAAGAATGCTTCCAGCTCTGGTTTATCAATCCCTGACTCCCTGATTCTACGCAGGGCTTCATT